CTCGGCAAAGATGACTCGTACCCTGACGCTGACGGGAGCGCTTACCCCTACCGGGGAAGCTATCCTGGAAATCAGCGTTAGTGTGCCGGTTGGCTATGCTTCTGCTGACGTCGACACTCTGCTTAACGATATGGGTGCCTACTTGGCATCCGCCTCGTTCAAATCCCATGTCAAGTCGCAACAAATCTCTTACTAAAATTCAACAGCTTTATACGGCTGAAGAATTGAAGTCGGGGATGGTGCTTTCGAGACCAAAGTGGAAGGATGTTCTCATCCAACTTCTTATCTCGATTGCCCACCTCTTTGTTGAAAAGAGGCTGAAGTGACTTTCAGGGAAATGATCGTGGTGGTCCTAGGAATTATCCTAGGTTCCATTATCGTTTTGCGTTTATTGGAAATAATTCCAATGAATCAACCTAGAATGGAGAGACGTGATGTCCCGCCAACTGAGTTGGGAGTTCCGACGCTTCCAGCGGCGCCAAAAGAGTAGAAATACTCCCTGGCTCACGTACAAGGTATTCCTTGCGCGTGTATGTCAGGACTACCAAGACTTGGAGATCGCTCGTGAAGTACGCAGACTTTTATCTGCGGACGACATTGGCGGACTCCTTGACTTGGCTGATGCAATTACTACACAGAAGTATTGTAGTGCGACAGAGCATTTTGTCGCGCATCAGATAGCCGCACTCATAAAGAAGTATCCTTTTCCGAAAGGTCTGAATCCTCATGATCCAGAGCAAACGGCAAGGAAGAAGTTTCTTGATTCTGAAGACAAATGTCGTCAGATGAACTTGAAACTTCGTAACCCACCTAGTGGGTTAGAAGGGAACCTGCATTCGATGCGGAGATTTATTTCTTCCGTTATCGGAGAAGAGGTTCCTTTCGCTTCAATATGGGAAAGCTGCGACTTTGGTCCTGGTGCCAGTATCGGTACACATGGTAATGCTACCAATTTCGCCAGAAAAGTTCTGGGTCATTGGTCCGTGTCACCCGAGGCACAACTTTACGCGAAAGCCAGCATCAAGGCAAACTGGCAACTGTTTGAGGGATTATGTCCCTCATCCAATGGCTTAGTTTGTTACGATGCGGAATACGTTGAAAACCGTATTTCGGAGGCCTTCCGTTTAGTTGCATACAACAAAATAGCCTTCGTCCCGAAGACTGCAAAGACCCACAGGTCTATTGCAGTCGAGCCGTT